GGCATTTCTGTTGCGGTCGAAAACATACCGCCTAGATCTATAACATCGGAAATCTGGTCTCTGAGTATAGGTTCGAGGTACTCTATGTATGTGAAATTCGGATCGAGTTTTACACACGTTCCTTCGATAGTCGAAAACGTCTTTGCAAGATACACGAACGACGTTGGTATGATAAACGGTTTTTCTTGTGCCAATTTGAGTAAAGTATCATCATTTAATATTTCATCCTTAAGATTATTACCGTCGAGTGTTTCGAGATAATTGAGCGTTGTTTTGAAAAAGAGTTCAATATCACTCGTATCCTTTGTTGTCGGTAAAATGACTTTTAATTTTATGAGTACATCAACAATACCTTTCGTATCCTTATTTATTATGTGTAAAAACATTTCCTTAAAACCTTCCTTCATTTCGTCAGAAATGTCAATAACGAGCCCGAAATCGTAAAAAACAAGTTTACCATTACCAGAAAAACCTAAATTACCCGGGTGTGGATCGGCGTGAAAAAAACCCTTATCCATTGTCTGAATAACGTACGAATTAAGAAGAGCTTCACACACTTTCTTTTTATTTACCTTCGGATCGGTTATTTCCATAAGTTTTTCCGAGTGAACATATTCCATAACTACCATGTTCTCCGTACACAATTCCTCATATACTTTTGGGACTTTTATCCATTTTACCTTTTTTAAAGCCTTTCGAAATTTTATAGCATTACTTATTTCTTTATTGTAATCCGATTCAGCTAAAAGATACTCTATAGACTCATCGAGAACGTAACCTGTATTCGTACCTGTATCTATACCAGTTTGTTCAAGAAACTCAACAATTTGTCTTATATTATCCGTGTCATTTTTCATTATATTGTATATGTTCGGTCGTTTAATTTTAACTACAACTTCTTCGCCCGTATATAAACTTGCCCTGTGTACTTGACCTATACTCGCCGATTTAAATGGTTCGTAATCAAAAAATGTAAAAACATTACTGTTTAAATGAGGTCGAACCATTAACCGAACGACATCTTTATCAATAGGAGGTACGTTATCCTGTAAAGATTCGAGTTGTTGTGTAAACTCCAAAGGATACAAATCAACACGCGAAGATGCAATCTGTCCTAACTTAACAAACGTAGGTCCCAGTTCAACAAGTTGATTTCTCGTCCATTTACCAAACTCTACCTGGTCTTTTTGAAACTGTTTCCTTATTAAAAATTCACCCGCAAACTTCCACGTCCTAGACTTTTGCTTGGATGGTATTTTTATAGGCATTTTTGTAGACATACATAGTGCCATCTTAAATACTACACACATAATAATCCTTAATTAAAAAAAATATTACACTCTATACATACACCCAAAAACGAACTTATAGGTTTAACTCACTCTACTTATAAAATGACTTTTCCCGTGGAGGCATCTGTATACGAACCTATGTATGAATATAACGATAAAAAGTACATAAGACTTACAATACCCGATAAAGTTAGAGATTATATACTCGCGCTACACATAAATAAAGCCGATGTCATACTTTTTCCCCAAAAACTAGACGATCCACTCGAAGGTAACGTTTTAAAAGTAAAGGTTCCGTTTAGGTACCGACGTGTTATGTGTAACGTCGACGGAGATAAACCAGTTCAATCACTCGTAAAAGGTGATGTTGTAAAAACTGAACTCCAATTTAACGGTGTTTGGAACGCACACGAACATAGTGGGTACTCGTGGGTATTGAAGTACATAAAGTTTAAAAACTAATAGTAACATATGAGCCTTACTCGCTCTGGATACATTACAGGTGATTCGCAGGAAATAAAAAAGGAACTCACGGTTCGTGCCATAGTAAACACGGAATTCGGGTTCCCGCCACCCCCCTTTAAAGTATTTAGAAAGGCTAAATCCGGTTTATGCGTACCCCGTTTTTACGGGGAAGATAAGATAGGACCACCAAAAGAAGATCGTCGTCCAGAGCCAATTAAAATAAATGCTAAATTTAATGGAAAACTTCGTGACGAAACACATCAAAACGATGCTATGGCGGCGGCACTCAAGGCCGGTCACGGTGTTCTTTCACTTCCATGCGGTTTTGGCAAAACAACCGTTGCTTTGGCGATAGCGTGTAAACTCGGATACAGAACCATGATAGTCGTTCATAAAGAGTTTTTAGCAAATCAGTGGAAAGAAAGGATCCAACAATTTTGTCCAGGTGCATCTATAGGTATTGTACAACAAGATAAGAAAGAAACGGAATGCGATTTCGTCATTGCAATGCTCCAATCCTTATCACTCAAAGAGTACTCGTTCGGTGATTTTGATAGTATAGGAACACTTATTGTAGACGAAGCACACCACATATGCGCAAAAGTTTTTTCACAATCTCTATTCAAAATGTGTCCAAAACACGTTTTTGGTTTATCTGCAACACCAACACGTAAAGATGGTCTCACAAAAGTTTTACACTGGTTCATGGGCCCGACCTTTTTTTCGGTCGAACGAAAAAATCAGGATCAAGTCGAGGTTTTCCCAATCGAGTATAAATGCGATAGATACCACGACCCACCACCGTGTACACGCTTCGGTAAACTTTCGTTAGCGACCATGATTACCGAACTCACGGAAGATCGACAAAGAAATATAGTTATTGCACAAATTATAAAGGATATTTCCAAAACAACGCGGCAAGTTCTCGTTTTAAGCGATCGTCGACACCATTGCGAAGTACTACACCAAAGTTTTAAGAAAACGTCGGGTTTGTACATGGGTGGTATGAAAGAAGCAGACTTGACAGAATCGAGTAAAAAGAAAATCATATTTGCCACGTTCAGTCAAGCACACGAAGGTCTCGATATACCTTCACTCGATACGGTTATTTTAGCGACCCCCAAATCGGATATAGTTCAATCCATAGGAAGAATCATGCGCGAAACTAAAGGTAAGAAGAATAACCCACACATTTACGATATATTTGACCAATGGTCTATATGTCACGCCATGTACCATAAACGACTCAAAATATACAAACAAGGTGGTTTCGATATACCAAGAAAAAATAAACCACAAGAAGAAACACCGTTTAAAAAAGGCGAATGTTTCATAAACATCTAAATTTTTATCACACGTATTTGTAAGAATGCCAGGTTGCGACTCTGGACGTAATGTACAAAAGTACAAGGGTGGCGGAGGTGGATCAGCATCTACACTCCAGGAAGCCCTAGAAAACAGTAACGTAGCATCCATTAATATAGAACTCATAAATGGCGCTAAATATATAGGCGATGGTAGTTTATTAACAAACATACCAGGTGTCGGAGGTTCTGTAGGTACGCTACAACAAGTTACAACGGCCGGAGATTCAACAAACAAAACAACCAATTTTACAAATAGTGTAACAGCAATCAAAACAACGGGGAACGTTTTCGTCGGAGCAGGTTTATACGGAACGAGTAACGTTACCGCGAATATATTTTATGGCGACGGTGGGTGTTTAGCAAATACAGCGGCAACTGCGGGTATTCAAGAAATAACAAACACGGGGAACGCAACGACACAAGTCGTCAGTTTTAACCACGGCACAACCTCTTTAACTGCGGCGAGCAACGTACGTGTAGTTGGAAACGTATACGCAACAGGATTTAACGGAGGTGGGTACCACGTAACCGGTCTAGATGCATCTAAAATAGATCACGGGACTTTACCCGTCGTGCGAGGCGGTACCGGAGTTACTTCGAGTACCGGGTCGGGGAACCTTGTGTTAAGCGCCGGTCCCACACTTTCAGGAACAATTACGGGTGGAACATTCTCCGGAAGCGGTTCTGGATTAACGTCTCTTAACGCGACTAATATAAGTTCCGGAACACTTAGCAACGATAGATTATCCTCAAAAACCGGATCGGGGAACATTGTTATGAGTGCAAGTCCGACCTTATCTGGAACAATTACGGGTGGTACCTTTTCGGGAAGTCATTCCGGCGATGGTTCAGGTTTATCGTCTCTTAACGCATCCAATATAAGTTCTGGAACACTTAGCAACGACAGATTATCTTCAAAAACCGGTTCGGGGAACATTGTTATGAGTGCAAGTCCGACCTTATCTGGAACAATTACGGGTGGTACCTTTTCGGGAACACATTCCGGAAATGGATCAGGATTATCATCTCTTAACGCGTCCAATATAAGTTCCGGAACACTTAGCAACGATAGATTATCCTCAAAAACCGGTTCGGGGAACATTGTTATGAGTGCAAGTCCAACCTTATCCGGAACAATTACGGGTGGTACCTTTTCGGGAAGTCATTCCGGTGATGGATCAGGGTTATCATCTCTTAACGCGGGTAATATAGGTTCTGGAACATTAACTGTTTCACGAGGTGGTACAGGAGCAAATACACTAAACAATCTAATTGCATTAGGAACACACACGACCGGTAATTACGTATCGACAATATCGGGAGGTGATGGTATACAAAGTACGGGTGGTACGTCGGGTGAAAATATAGGACACACGTTATCACTCGATCTCAAATCGAACCACGGATTAGCTATAGATTCTGGCGAACTCAAAGTCAATCTCAAAAGTAATGGTGGTTTAGCATTTGAAAGTGGACAACTCGCACTCAAACTAAACGATCAGAGTATTACGGGAGATTTAGGTGCCGGAAAAGGCGGTACCGGAATAACTTCGTATTCGACGGGTGATATACTATACGCATCTGGAGGTAGTGTACTTAGCAAATTAGTATCGAACGCAACAACATCCGGTTGGTTTCTTAAATGCGTTTCTGGGGGCGCACCCCAATGGGCGGATGTTTCTCAAGTAGGTTCTGCAAACCCATACGCACACATACCAGGGACTGATTTAACCGGTGGTAATTATACAGGGGCGGGAGCAGTAACATGGAACGTTAGTTCTGATGCTTCTGCAAGTAACAATTCAATAGTAAAACGCGACGGTAATGCAAAAATAACTGCAGCTGGGTTCATAGGGAGCGTTGCTGATTTTAATACGGGTACATTAGGCACGGCTCGTCTACCAACCGTACCTGTAAGTAAAGGTGGTACGGGTGCTACTACTAAAACCGGTACAGGTGCTAACGTTTTATCAGCTAGTCCAGATTTTACGGGAACCGTCACTGTTTCCGGTACAGGTGGTAAGTTCTCTGGATTACATGAAGGTAATGGTTCGGGATTAACACATTTAAATTTAGGAGATGGCAATAATACCGGTCAAGTTGCTGTTGCTCGAGGTGGTACGGGTGCTACTACTACAACGGGTGGTGGTACGGGTGCCAAAAATGTTTTATCAATTGACCCAACATTTACGGGAACCGTCACTGCCGCTTCAGGTGGTAAGTTCGCTGGATCACACGAAGGTAATGGTTCGGGATTAACACATTTAAATTTAGGAGAAACTAATAATACCGGTCAAGTTGCTGTTGCTCGAGGTGGTACGGGTGCTACTACTACAACGGGTGGTGGTACGGGTGCCAAAAATGTTTTATCAATTAATCCAACATTTACGGGAACCGTCACTGGTACGTTCTCTGGAAGTGGTGCATCATTAACCAATTTACCGACAAACCAATTCGGAAGTTCAGTAATTGGTGTAGGAAACGGTGGTACGGGTCAGAACACTTTTGCCGCTAAATCCGTATTAATTGGCAATAATACATCCGGACTCTCCACAGTAGCACCTCTTTCAGGAAGTAACATAGAAAAGTACCTTAGGTTTTCAACGGATGGTTCAGGTAATCCATCCATAGATTGGAATACAGTTTCTTCTTCTGGAGGTGGCGTAACCGCTTCAGTAATAGACGATGATTCAACGTGTCATCCAGCTTTTTTTAAAGATGGCTCTACTTCAACTTCTGTACACATGAACAATAGTTTTAAATTCAATTCACAAACAAGTTCTTTATACGTCAGTAATATCTTCACGGAAGATACAACAACACACGCGCGAAACGGTATATCGAATACTACATCAACACACACACTTTCGGTAGGGACGGTCGTGAGTATCCAGGAAACAAGTACGGGGGATGTTCTTATAGTAAGAGGTAACGGGTATTTCAATGACGATGTTTACATAGCTAAGAAACTAACCATGCCCTCTGGATCAACATTAACAGCAGATACAATTAAAGTTAGATCTATGAGTGTTAAGGAAACTATGGTCGTTGCAGAAAGACCAGTTTCTACGATTTCACAAGCATAATAAAATGTCTATATTTATTAAAAATGGCTGATGTCATAGTAGGAGATTTACACTCTTCTATCCAGGGTCAGTCAAATAATTCATATTTATGTGATAGTATATCACTAAATTTCGATGGAGATATAGTTGCACTAGGTACGAGTAATACCGCAAACGGAAGTTATACGTATCAGGGTAAAGTTGAAATATCGTACTGGAACAATACAACTAAACGCTGGAACCACGGTTCAGGAAATAACAACGCAGTTGCTCAAACATTATTAGGAAACCATACAGGAAATACAACAAATGTAAAGTTTGGATTCGACGTATCCTTAGACTGGGATGGAAATCGATTAGCTGTAGGTGCTCCAGGTGTAAATAAAGTTATGGTTTTTGACGCAGTAGGTACAGGAACAAATAAGTGGGCAACTTACGTTTCTAACACGCTTACCGTTCCTGGTATTTCATCTACAGCCGAGTTTGGTTTTTCCGTATCGTTAGCCCAAGAAAGAGGTGAAACACTTGCAGTAGGTGCACCTGGTATAGATACAGCTTACATATTCGAATTTAACGCGGCAAATGCACCAAACGAATGGGGTACCGGACCGATACGAACAATACAGGGTTCAAATGCAGGAACCAGTGGAAATAACACACAACTTAAAAATCTTATACCTTCTTCTATCAATACTGAATTAACCGCATATACGGGGTTTCGATGGTGTCATGGAATACCTAATAGGTTTGGACACAAAGTACGATTAACACATTTTGCCGATTACCTAATTGTAGGCGCACCCGGTACACGTGAGACAACTGTAAACTCAAGCAATACGTACGACTCTGAAAATGGAACTACACCTATTTCATATACAAATTCTTCACAATCACAACTCGGACACGCTAGAGTATATACATCTCCACAAGGTGAATCATGGAGTGGTACTAATTTTTCTCAACACGGTCAAACATTACAGGGAGGAGTAGCGAATTCATTATCAACAGGTGGCGGTACTACAATGCAGCCAGAATTTGGAACGTCATGTGATGTTTCGTGGGACGGTAAAAGAGCGGTTATTGGTTCACCCTATTTTCCCAATGCTGGTCAAATTAAAACGTACTTATACAACGATGAAACAAATCAATACGAAAAGACACCGACATCCATAGAAGGTAATAAAGGTGGTAATAAAATGGGTATGAATCTAAGACTCGATTACGCGGGTGAAAGATTGGTTTCTGGTAGATTACAATTGGCGACCCAAGAAAGTGAATATTATTCTGGTGGTTCTATGTCTATATTTGATTTTGCTAAAGATAGGTGGTACGAATTATCATTACCCATTAGATTAGAACCAGGTTGGCCAACATATACGGATAGAAGTAGAAATCCATGTGACATAACGAGTGGTAAACTAGCTTGTATGGCGAATCCAATGTTTCCAGCGGGTAATACAGAAGGGGCAAATGGAAGAAAGGGTGAAGTAAGATTTTACGAATTTGCAATCACACAATCTATACACGGTAACCAAAACGTAGGTGGCCATTTAAAAGCAGAACAAATATTTATAGGATCAAACGATAACAATTCTAACGTGAATCAAAGTAAACGATTATCGTTCGGGGGTACGTACCTGGATAATGCGTATAATCAAACGTTTATAGAAAACCGTCTCGTAAATTCATCTGGTCAGTCCGAACTTTTACTTTTTAAGAAAAACGATGTTGATGAAAACAATGCAGACGAACATGACTGTATACGAATAAAAGCAGCTGAACTTAGATTCGATTTTCACGACGGGTATCATGGCGGACACGACGAACCGGATTCAATGCGTACTCGATTATTCATGAACAAGGCTGGACAAGTTGCAGTAGGCAACGCCTATTGGAACGGTCAATTTGAATTAGTATCAGGTGTTGCTCTAGATGTAAATGATACATCATACTTTCGCAATCTTCTCAATATCGCAAATGAAACAAATAGACCAATGAATACAACTGTTAATATAGATACGAACAACGATCGTTTGTTTAAAGGTTTAGGAACGGATTCTGAGCTTATAGGATCCACCGCAGAAACTCAATTATATAGGACAAATATACCAAATGGTGCATGGGATCCTGAGTATAAAGCATTTTATCTAGATGATACCGGTTCGGCAGCTTTCTGTATAAACAACGACCCAGGTAATTGGCATAACTCGTATTGTCAGTGTAGTGTTTGGATAAGACTCAACGATACACAAGCTAACTGCGCAGGTCAACTCGCGTGGTTCTTATACAATTTAGCGACAGGTGGTGGACACAATGGTTGTCGATGCAATTTAACAGCAACAGGTCTAGAATTTCGATACGAAGAAAACACAACTTCAAATAATCTAGTCGCTAATTATACATTCAATCAGAATCAATGGTATCATATAGGTGTTCAAATGCCCGCCGAAGGAAATTATCCACAAAACGGGAATACCCTTTTATATATAAACGGAGATGCACAATCCCTTACCTGGCCCGGAACGTATATATATGCCGGTTCGCATAATGGGTATTGGGACGATGTAGGGTACGGTATTGGTGCATATCCTTGGTACGATGATGTACATCCTACAGTTGAACTGACACAGAATTCAATGAATAGTTATCTTGCCTCAGCAAGTAGCAATAACGCAGACGCATATAAAGCTTTTACTCTAGAGTATAAAGAATCAGGAAATTTAACTTGGTCCTCATCTGGTAATTATACTCAAAATTATACCACCATGAGATCCGAAGCGAACAGTAACTGTCCTACTACATCGTATAGTGGTGGTAGTGTACAAGGTGAATGGATACAATTGCAACTACCACAAGCTGAAAGCTTTGTAGGTGTTCAATTCGGGTGTCATCGTAAAAAAAGTCATGTAATAGACTCATATCTTGGTGGATCGTTCTACGCCGGCAAGATTTTAGGTAGTACTAATGGTTCTTCTTGGAATCTCGTTAATGAATTTACTGGTCTAACTAGGACCGGATACATTAACCACGATTTTCTAAATACTAAATTTGGTTCTACATCCAGTTCATATCAATACTGGCGTGTAGTAGTAACCGAATTATGTGATATTTGGACTTACGCCGAAATAGCCCAAATAGGTTTCATAAAAAGTTTTACTAGTATGGGTGTTAAAAAAATGTGGGTAGCTCGTTTTGGTATTGGTGAAGGCGGTTATGGCCCTGGAAAAGAAAAGATCATACCTAACGAAATGTTAACCGTTGGTGGAACAGCTAATATAGCTAAAGGGTTAACTATAAACAGGTTTACCGCATCAAATTACGAATTAGATGTTAGTGGCGATATAAACCTTACCGGAAATTTAAGAAGAAATGGTGTTATCCAAGCACTTGGTGCTTCGAGTGGTGAGACTTTCATAAATGGACTTCTATCAAACGCTGGGACACATCCATCGAGCGCAATGTCCGGAAGTAGTTCGGGTGGATACGTAGCATCTGCAAGTTCTACAAATCCATACGATTGGTATGCATGGAAAGCGTTTAATCAAGTAATAGGGGGTGAAGGTTGGCATTCGAGTGATGTTTATAGTTCAAGTAATGGTTCTTATTCAGGTAGTACATCAACAACCTATGATACAAGTTCATCAGTCAGTGGTGAATGGATACAACTACAGTTATCGTCGGGTATATCCATAAATGAAATAGAAATTGCACCACGAACAAATTTTTTAAATAGATGCGCTGGAGGCGGTAGAATTTTAGGTAGTAATGATGGTTCGACATGGTCGAGTATAGCTACATTTTCCGGTAAAACGTACACTAACGGAGCTTATACAAATATTACATTCACAACATCTCCAATGTATACATATTTCAGGGTAGTTATTACAAATTTATCAGGTACTGGTGGTCAACCCGTGAATATTAGTGAAATGCGATTTACTTCAGTTGATGTACCGGATACTACTAACATATATTACCCAAGTTCGGGAACAACCAATAAGGTCGGTATTAATAATACATCACCAACAAGGTATTTGGATGTAGCTGGAACACTCGACGGCACACATGGCGGTCTACTGGTTCGAAATGGAGATGACAATACTGCTTCGTCTAATGCACCACAAATAGCGTTTGGTTGGAACGGATCAAACACGTATCAACATTTCATACGAACGAGACACAATTCTTCTGCTGCAGATAACTCGATTGATTTTTACGTGTGCGATAGTACACAAAATAACTCACTCACATCCGGTGTTACTCATAACCTTACGCTAGAATCCGGGAAAGTCGGAATGAACGGAATCACTGATCCAGAAGCACCTTTACATATAAATGCGAGTAGTACAGGGACAGGACCATCTTCGAATGGTATTTACCTTCGCCAATCCGATAGTAATAGAAATGCAATAATTGCTATGCGAGTAAATGGTACTGGTAGTGGAAACCCATATGTTTCGTGGGATATAGAAGGAGTAGCTGGTTGGTCCGCGGGTATAGATAATAATAATGGTGATTGTTGGGACCTATGTGAAAATTGGGATTTAAACTCGTCTTCGGGTAACGTTGTAGCACAAGCCATTCGCGGTTCTGGGAGAACTAAATTTCGAGTATACGAACAGGGAGGAAATGTAACATCTGATTCGCTTTGGCCATCTTGGGGTGGTGGGTTTGCTACTTGGGATATTTTGTGTACGAGTATGTCGTATTCAGGGTTAAGTCAAAGATCCGATAGAAATCTAAAAGATAACATCGTAGATATACCCGTTGGTTTGAGTCAAATTCTTCAATTACGACCTGTTAGATATACATGGAAAGATGTACCCGATGGTGGTCCGCATTATGGTTTAATTGCACAAGAAGCCGAACCTATAATTCCAGAACTCGTCAGGAATGACGGAGAAAATAGCACGTATCGCATTAAACAGGAAATTGTACCTATACTCATAAAATCAACTCAAGAACTTAACACTAAAATAACAACACTCGAAACCGATAACGCATCGTTAAAAACAAAGGTTTCAACGTTAGAAACACAAGTTGCCGATTTAATCTCGCGCATAACGGCTTTAGAAAACGCATAATAATTATTAAAAAAACAAATTCACATTTACCATGCTGGAACAAACAGGATGGTAGATGGTTTAATCACTTTTTAGATGGAAGTGAGTCCATAATCGCGAGGGCAATAACACCCGCGATAAAAAACATGACAACGTAATTACATTCGGTATCGTCTTCGCCTAGGAAGGAGGATCGTTGTCTACGACGCACTACCCGAGGTGGCGGAGGGGCCGATACCTCCTGACGCCAAGAAGGTCTCTCAATAGGTTCCTCATCTAAAGGACAATACCCTATCATTTATACTATGATCACAAATTAATTTCGACCGATTTTTTCTTTTTACCACCGCCTCGTTTTGATTTGGTCTGGGTAACTTTAACTTCTCTAACTTCACTATCATCACCATTTTCGTTTCCTTTATTGGTATCGGCTGGTGGTTCAGCTATGTCCGAAATATCGTCTTCTATATCAATTTCGTCATTCATTGGATTATCAATTGGAGGTATACTCGTCGTACTCATGGAAGGTTGAGGAGGCATCATAATATTACCCATGAGACTCGAAATGTCTATACCTGGACCCTGCATTTCGTGTCTCCCATTAGCATCCGTGGATGGTCCCGCCGCCTGTTGTTGCGACTTTGGAACGGTATTCTGTACTGCAGAAACCATGTTCTGAACGAGTCCTGGGTTCTGTTTGATAACATCGTTCATATTAGGCATGACCGATTTAAACATACTATTCGTCAAGTGGAACATCATCGCAGATCCACCAAGCATCATTATGAGTTTGACTTCTGGTGCAACGTGCATTTTCGTTCTGTACTTTACGTATAACTCTTCGAATACCTCGTCGTAATCGTCAACGTTTTCCATGACGTTCTCAGACCATCCATCGAGCTGAATTTCAAACGGGTTATACTTTTTATTCAAAAATTCAAGACCTGTTGTACACGCCACGAGCATACGTCTCGAAAATTTAATCGATTTATCAACATCTATGCTATACGTAATTCGCTTAACTTCGTTTCTAAGTTCGTCTATGGGAGAATATACGTTCAAACGTTTATTCACGGTGAACCCTTTTTTTTCTAATCGACCAAGTTTATTTACAAGATCCGCCTTCTCCTCGTCTATTGTTTTATACCCGGGCGATGGTTTCTCTTCCTCGTATCCACCACCGCCGTATTCATACGTTGGTTCGGGTTCACCCACATCATCGTACTCGCCGTAATCAACGGGTTCTTCTGGTGGTGGAGCAGAAGGTCTGGTCTGTTTATCCGGGTTCGCAAAAGAATCTATGTCTTCCTGGAAAGTTTGTGTCTCTGGGGGTGTAAACTGTGTAGCCATACGCTTAGGCATTTGCTTTTTTACAGGCTGAGGTCTGGGAACTGTAATTTCAATCTCATCCATCAAGGCTTGTTCGTTATCGTCAAGTTTCATGACGTTCGTGTCATTCCTATTCAGTATGATCTCACCGTCCATATTAATCTTTATATTGAAACTATTATAATTTCTTTAACGCACTTAATAAAAAAATATTGGTTCAATACAAATGATTAAACTCAACTCCACTAACAAAAATACCCTCAAGGCAATCGTGATTGTCTTTGCAATTTTATGCGCCCTTGCTGCCTTGCGAACCAGTAAGTACCAGCCCGTCGATATCGAAACCACCAACGAAGGGTCGCTCTTCGATCTCGAATCCAAGGAAGAGTGTCTCAAAGATTCGTACTATTCGGATAGTAGAGGTGGTGTTTGCGGTGGTCAAAAGTTGGTTGCTGCACAAGCGGGATACAAGATGAAGTAAAATCTCCAGTATATATAAATGGCATTAGTGACTAGCCAGTCAACTTTACCCGATTTTGAATACGAACACCACACGGTTATACTCGATAATTTGGATCACGGTTCAGATAATACAGATTTTACGTGTTTTTTACCAACACCACTCGAAAATGTCGTCCAAGCACAATTAGTTGCCGCGAGTATTAACACAACAGGTGATGCTCAGAGATGTATACACATTGGTATCGAAGAACTTAAAAGCAATTTTTCCCAACGTGGAAAAAAGGATCTCGACGATGCCGATAACCATCTTAACGGTGTTTTTGGAACCATTATTTGCGAACATTTATTGCACGCCGGTAGTGGTGCTCAAAAAGCTGTGTTTTTCAGAAACGAGTATCCAATTATCCAACAGTATTATAGCCCACTTCGAAAAATAGATAGATTAACTTTCAATTTAGATAAACAGGACGGTGGAGCAGCAGCATGCGGAGACGTCGTTTTCATTTTTAAATTCGTTTGCAAAAAAAGAAATTTGCCCTTCAATTAATTTCAGGGCGCCACACACGTATAATTTAAACCTCTTATTAATATAAATGTCTTCTGGTGTTGTTCAACTTATTGCCATTGGTGCTCAAGACGAGCACATAATGGGCGAACCAGAAATTTCATTCTTTAGCTCCACATTTAAGCGTCATTCTAATTTTTCACAATCCGTCGAAAAGCAAACGATACAGGGAGCTGTGAAAAATAACGCTATGTCATCTATTAAATTTGAACGATCTGGAGATCTTCTAGGGTACACGTATCTTGCTATAGATAATAACGTAAAAGCACTCGATGTTAACAGGTGGGATAATCTCATAGATAAGGTCGAACTACTTATAGGAGGTCAGGTCATAGATACACAAGACTCGGCTTTTACCGAAAAAATAGCCATAGATACATTCGCAACAAACATGTCTAAAAGCGCCATGGGTACACACCCAGGTATCAGCTCCAGATCATATTTTTACCCGTTCAGGTTCTTTTTCTGTGAAGGTGCCCAGTGTGCTTTACCAATTGTTTCGTTACGGTACCACGACGTTGAACTCCGCATTTATTGGGGTTCACAAGCGAGTAATTATAACTTTGAGTGTTATTCGAACTACTATTACTTGGATAACGAAGAACGCGGAAACCTCGTTTCCCGAAACCATAATTTACTCATTACACAAGTTCAAAAAAGTATACCATCAAATGAACTTATACAAGAACTTACGTTCAACCACCCCGTTAAGTATCTCGCGTGTTCGGATACAACAACAGAAGGTGCGTTAACATCTGCAACGAATAAAGTGAAAATCGAAATTAACGGTCTCGATTTGTGTAATTTTAAATTCGGAAAACCACACTTTATGGAAATACCCAATTATTACCATACGACGTTCGTCACGTCCCCCGATTTCTTTTTATACTGCTTTTGCCTCTCGACGAGCTCACTCCAGCCGACAGGAACGCTCAATTTTAGTCGATTAGATTCCGCTAAGGTAATCAGTCAAACCACCAAAATAAATGACCCAATATATGCGGTTAATTATAACATTCTTAGAATTGAAAATGGTATGGCCGGATTAACCTACGCAAATTAAAATACATACTTATATTAATATGGTTAAAAACTTACCTACCATCGAGCGGTCTACCAAAATCCGGTTTGGTAAACACGCTAATGATGATCAGGCCGAAAACACGATCGTGTTCAACGCCTCCGATAGTTCGATTACAGCCGCTCAAACTGGTTCCGTGTACATGACACCAGTTAGAACCGCAGAAATTTCAGGGTCTACCTTTTTAGGGTACGTACCAGGTACAAAGGAAGTTGTGAATACGGGTGTATTAACATCACTGTTAGGTGGTGTGACTTTGGAATCTGCCGCAGATCAAGGTAATACAGTATCAAACGTCGTTCAATTTAAAAACGAAACAACAAGTTTCATAACATCGTCTAATGTTGGTATATCAAATACTGCACCCACACACGCCTTATCGGTAAAAGACAAGGTTTTTATAGGTGGTCCTACAGGTGATACATTTGATCTTCGTATAGAAGGTAATACAAAAACCAATAAATTACAAACGGGAACAGAAGTTACCATCGATACAAACGCCACGAACAAAATTCAAGTTTCGGGTATTGTCAAAACAGATAAACTTCACGCAGATTTTATAGGTGTTTCAAATATAGCACCTACAAACTTAATAAGTATAGGTCCCGATGGTCAAACCACGCTTAATATTCCATCAGATACCGCATATGCACTTAGTACGACAGGGAACGTTAACGCACAAAATTATAGAGGTGATGGTGGTCTCTTATCAAACATATCGCTACAAACGGTTTCGGATAAGAGTAATATAACGTCAAATACCATTATTTTTTCGAACAATGATGTTGGCGTAGAAGCACTAGGTTCGATAGTAGCAGAAGGTGGTTTTTTTGGTCGAATTAAGGGTTCAAATGCAATAGTCGCAAGTACAGTTACGGCAACTTCGTTTACTGGAAGCGGTGCAAATATAACACAGATCGATCCAACTAATATTAATGGTTCTATTGGTGTTGGTGGCGGTGGTACAGGTTTGATTTCATATAGTCAAGGTGATATAATATACGCAAATGGTTCAGCTTCACTCGCTGTAATAGGTACAGGTTCGGCAAATCCGGGACAGTTTCTTAAATTGAATTCGAATAAAACGGCACCCGAATGGTCCGATGTTCCACTCACATTAGACGAGGTACTCGCATCACAAACTGGTGTATCTAACGTTTCCGACGAAGTCATAACATTATCCAAGGGGTCGGGTGTAGCCATGGAAATAGAAACAGCTCAATTAGCATTAAACGGGTCTGGAACCGTATTAAATGCACCAAATGGTGTTATATCTGCAGATACGTTTGCAGGTAATGGATCGTCTATAACACACTTAGATTTGGGTGATGCTACTAATACCGGTCAAGTTGCTGTTACTCGAGGTGGTACGGGTGCTACTACTACAACCGGTACCGGTGATAACGTATTATCAGGTTCTCCAACTATCGACGATCCAACTATTACAAACGGTGTAGTAATATCTTCGGGAGGTCTTAAACAGGATTCTCTATCTCCGTTAAGTACACCATACGTGAACAGTTCCGGGGTATTAGAGGATAGTAAAACATCTTTTAACCCAGGTACCATGGTCACGTCTATTAGTTCAAACGTAGCCATATCCGGAAACTTAAACGTAACCGGTAATATTACGGCACAACACACGACGGATCACTTCATAACTGATAATATATTTGCAGTCGCACACAACAACACCATAGATGCTAAAGATATGGGTCAACACATGACGAGACCAGCCGCAAACGTATTTGCAGGTTTCTTGGGACAAACCATGGCTAATGAATATACAATCGCTTACACGGATAGTAAATCCGAAAGTCAAACTATCGTACCAACTCTTACTACACCAGACGGGTATATTACCGCAAACGTTTGGGGTAACGTATTAGCGGGTAATGTGACAACTACTGGTACAGTAGATGCTTCATTACTAAAAGGGTCCGGTGCTAATATAACAAATATCAACCCTGCTAATTTTAGTACTGTCGTAGAAACTGGTAAAGGTGGTACAGGTTTAACTTCGGTAGCAGAAAACGAACTGTTATTAGGTCCAGCATCTGGAACTGCTTTGACTAAACTTGCGGCTTACACGGGTCCAACAGCTACTACAGTTCCACCAAGTGGAATGTCAAGTACTACACAAACCATTGGTGGTATTCAGTATACATCATCCGCTTCTTCTACCTATTCAGGTACGACAACCTACAACGCTTTTGATCATAATAATACTACCATATGGCGATCTGCTAACGACCCGGGTAAGACTTATGCGAGTATGGATGGTTATTATGAGGGGTCTAGCACCACTGGATCTTATTCTGGTGAATGGATACAGTTATATAGAGCAACTGCATTCGCACCCACATCTATTCAAATAATTCCATCGCAAACAACCTCCATCCCCGCACCAAATATATGGAAAGTATTCGGAAGTACCAACGGTTCATCTTGGACTGAAATACATAGCTCATCTACTGCAGTCGCATGGAATAGTGGAAATGGTCATACAGGGACAATATCGGGGTCTGCTGCATACAACTATTTTAGACTTGCTGTCTCTGCAACGACGCTGACGAATAATACGGGTACGGTCGCTGTTTCTGAACTTAGATTTTCAGCTCCAGGGACTGGTCCAACTGAAAAATTCCTTAAAAGTTCATCCGCGGGTATATCGTGGGATTCAGTTTCTTCGACTTTACAGGCTATTACAGATGGGGGTGCAACGACAACACAAACAGTCGCGTTTAATAACTCGACCACAGGTTTAACGTCTGCGGGTGATATCGACATCGCCGCTACAAAACAAATCGATTACGCGGGTGATGTTTTACTTAAATCGTCGGCAGGTGCAATAGCATCGTTCAAGGTCGATAACGCTATAAAACTCGACCCGGCGCATGCATCACCTACAAATAACGTTTTATCGTTTAATACGTCCACGGGTGAGATTTACGATTCGGGGGGACAAGGTGGTTCGACACTCGATAATGTTCACGAGTACAAGGCAAATGTTTCTATAGGCCCATCAGTCGCATCCGCTAATCTTACAGTTAACGTATTCGAATCGAATGTACTCACGGTTTCGGGGAATGTATCAGCGGAGAGCATTACAATAGGTTCTTTACACGTCGCCGCATCGCCGTTTAGTTTGGACGATGTTGCCGAAGCACATGCAACCGCAAACGTAACATCCAATGTTCTTCAATTTACAGGTCCAGTAAACACGGTTTTACACGATAACGCATTTGTTACGACGAAAAGTATTAAAATTGGTTCAAACGTTAACGCTACAGGAAACCTCATATCTCAAAATATACAACTCACGAATCCAGATATAACTGCAACAATGTCCAGTACAAATACCATAACCATAGATGCTAAAAATAAAAGCTACGGAACAGCACCTCTCGTTGTTTTAGGAGGCGATCTAGAGAGTCTCGTATATTCAAATCTTATAAACGGTGCACAAATAGTTGTACCATTATTAGCAAATGGTTCAAATAGGAGCGTATCAAAAACCGTATCGAATGTTAACTGGTATGTCCAGACAGCAGATGTTTCGATACCACAAAATGATCAAGCGCTCATGACCGTATCAAATGTTGCAGGGAATGTATACATGAATGCAATAACATTTACTTCAGGATCGTGATTTTTTTTAATTTTTACTCTTTCATATTATACATAGGCTTAAAAATAAAAAACCTTAGTATAATATAAAATATGTCTGGAGGTATAGCCCAACTCGTCGCAATCGGTGCCCAAGATGCGCACCTTGTCGGTCAACCCGAAGTTTCCTTTTTTAGATCCAACTACAAACGTCACACAAATTTCGCCCAAACTGTCGAAAGACAGGTTATCCAGGGCAACCCAGTCGCTAATGGTATGTCGACCGTTAGATTCGAGCGTAAAGGTGATATGCTCGGTTATGTCTACATCTCGAACAGAGGTGCGGATATCACCGATTGGTCTAACAGAATCGCCAAAGTTGAACTTTTGATTGGTGGTCAAGTCATTGATGACCAAACTGACGAGTTTATTAGAACGCTCGCACCAGTTACCACGAGTCAAACGTACTCCAAGTATAAGTTTAACAACCAATACTTCTACCCACTTAAATTTTCGTTCTGCGAAAATGCTCAGTCCGCGATCCCATTGGTCGCTCTTCAATACCACGATGTTGAATTGAGAATCACATGGGGTTCGTCGGCGACTGGCGACGCGGAAGTGTATGCCCAATTCATCCACCTCGATACGGATGAACGCACGGTCTTGTCTTCCACTCCACAAAACATGCTTATTACACAAACGCAAAAATCCATCAAATCTTCTGCCAAAACCCAAGAAATTAACTTTAACCACCCAATGAAATACTTGGTTGCCGTTAATGCTATGACGACTGCTAAGGTCAAACTTCAAATTAACGGTACGGATGTCACCGATGCGAAGGCGGTTCGACCACACTTTACATCGGCACCAGTCTACTACCACACACAAGCCGCGGATACAACAGCCACTGCAACGTTCTTGCAACCATTCTGCCTCGATACGGCTAAGCTTCAACCAACTGGTTCGCTCAACTTCAGTAGACTCGATTCCGCGAGACTCGTTTCTGACGATACGACGTGGGCTAACGACATCTACGGTGTTAACTACAATATCCTCCGTATCGAAAACGGTATGGGTGGTTTGATGTACTCGAACTAATTTAATTTAAATAGCCAGTTATTATAAATGTTCTGGCAAATAGTTTTTCTCGCAGCTTTTATTTTTATAATTACCTACGATCCCAAGTCCGGAACTTTGAATCATCTCGTCGACTCTAAACAAGAACCCGCTCAAAATGCAGAGTGTAAAGAAGGTCACTTCCAGGAGATTCAATTTGCTCAACAAGGATACGAATGCCCCAGGGAACAAAGTGTTCATATGGGTGCGATTATACGAACTTAAAAACATAATTCTACATTTCAGTATAAAATGCTTACGTTCGATCGTGATACCGCAATAATTGTAGCTATAGTAGTGTGTATTGCTGCTACTGTTTATATGTATTTAGAACTCAAAAACACAAAAGAAGAAATGGAAGGAGTCAAGGGTGTTAATGGTAAAATAACATCGTTTTTATCAAATATTAGACCAATCCCAGCACCACAATCTGTTCAGGTACCAGAAAATAACGATGTAAACCAAACCCAAGTAGAACAGGAAGATGATGAAAATTCAGAAAGCGAGGAAGAATCCTCAGAATAATCATCTCGCTAAATTGTAACTTGCAAATGTGCAATGAAGAAATACAAGGCTATTGCTATTCCTGTATCGTTTACTGGTGATAAACCAAAGTTTCTCACCGTCCGGGATCGTAGATTCAAAGATTGGATTTTCGTCACCGGAGGGTGCAGGCGGAGAGAAATACCGAACCCCATACGGTGTGCCTTACGTGAATTAGACGAAGAAACACGTGGGGTCGTTAACCTAAAAAAAGGTGAATACACGGATTTTAAGTTCATCGTGAAAGAAAGTCCAGGTGTAGAATTAGAATATAACGTTTTCATATTTTACGTAAATTATACTAAACAAGAACAAGACGAACTCGTAAGAAAGTTTAACGAAGAAAAACAAAAAACAAATTTGAAAAAAATACAAAAATTACCCATCAAGCGAACGCACGATGAAAACGATTTTATGAATTTTGAAACACTAACCGATTTTAACAAGAAGAAACAGTGGGATAGGATTGTTAAGAATGTTCTTAATAACCCAGAATTCTATTCGTGTGTGACTTCTATCCATAGAAAAACCTTCTCTATTAAATAATGAAGTCCAAGTCTTATATTTTATCTCAAATAAAAGAACTTCTCGTAGAAAGGCATGGTTATACCATGGCAAGAGCAGAAAGGTACGCTGAATTACATAAAGAAGATAAAGTTTACGAATTACTCGTTTTAAAGAAAAAATTATCAGAAGAGGAAGAGTTTCCAGAAATTTCTTACAGAAGAACAGTTTGGAGACACCACTACGATAGTGAATGAATATAAAAAAATAAATATAATATTTGGTAAGTAAGACCATGTCTAATTTTAAACAATGGTGCAAGGAACAAGGGTTCTGGCATGGCTCCAATATATCACATGTGCTCATGGACAAAGGCGTCCTTTCCGTGCCATTTGATAGATTGAATGATTTTTATGAAAAATGTGTAGAATCCTACAATTCAGGTGAAAAGATATACGTCGTCGAACAAAAAACAGAAAATTATAACTTTTTTGTAGATCTCGATTACAAAGACGAAGAAGCATTATCCCCCGAATCCGTAAAAAGCTATTGTCAAGTTATATGCGATAAAGTTAAAAAATTTGGTGGTAAAGACGCACTCATTTCATACGCACTACCAAAACCAGGTGGTAAAGACCTTATAAAAACAGGTATTCATATAAATTGGTCAGGGTTCGTGGTAAACCGATCATCCGCTTTAGCTCTTAGAGAACATATTATAAACACTCTCAATACTGTTTATGGTTCAAAAAATTGGAGTGATATCGTGGATATAGCAGTATACGGAAGTTCTTCTAGAAAAACACAAGGGAGTGGTTTTCGTATGCCTTGGTCTCACAAAATAGGTAAACACGAAAAGTGTTCGGGAAAAGGGTGTACAGAGTGCAATAACACGGGGAAAGAAACACAGGGTGAATATAGACCAGTTTTTATGTACAAGGCCGGAAATGATTTTACCATGTTAGAAGAAATAAAAAATAAGGCTGTTGCCAATGTTGATATGCTACATATGGCAACTTTACGAACAGAAAGCGACGATCCAGTATATGTCGAAGGCGCCGAACTAAAAATACAAAATGGTTCGTTCTCACCCGAACAAATAAAAAACGAATTCAAAGATCAAGAAGTACTTGGATTAATAGAAGATTTTGTAAGGAAGAATTTAGAAGGTCAAAATACAGCGAGAATAACAAAGATATACGAAAGTAATAAACACTTTCTCGTTTCAACAACCTCAAAATATTGTGAAAACAAAAGATGTGATCATAATTCCAATCACGTGTGGTTCCATATAATAAACGATACTATTTCACAAAAGTGTTTTTCAACTACTGACATAGTACGACATTTTGGATTTTGTAAAGATTTCAGGGGACGAAAACATAAATTACCACCTAGAATAACAGATAAACTATACAAGGATATCGAATTTTCAAAATATACAGAAATAAAACCAGAAAAAATCGAACCAGAACAGGGAAAAACAGAAGAAATTGATGTAAAAGAAAGACTGGAAAAGTTTATCAAAAAATATTTAGTAAAAAACAATGATTTTTATATTACAAAATTGGAAAAAAAGAAAAAGGCAAAAACGTATACGGTTCACGTTTCATCATACCCATGTGAAGTATGCAATAAAAACGTACATTTTCAAATTTCTAAAAATAAAATAGAAAAGAAATGTAATTGTATGAATCGAACGCATATTCTCTCAGATAAAATCACAACTAAATTATAGAATGCTAGCTATACTCTTCTTAGCGATTGTAATATTCATGGTATCTTCTTTAATAAAGAATGAACCAGACACTAAAAAAATACATGATTTAATAAGACAAACCCATAAGTATTCAGGTCTAGACCAGACCGCATACACAGATTTTTATGCAAACATAAAACTTGCATTAGTTAACCTAGATCAAGAGGACGTTTCTAAAAAATCTCTACACAGGGCCCTTTCAAATTTAGATGAAATTGGTCTAAGTACAGTATCAGGAGATACAGAAGTTCAAAAAGAAATTAATAAAATTAATGTACAATTAGAGGCATATTTCAACGAATTATACATCAGGGAACGCATAAAATCAATAAATGAGTAAAATACTTAAAGGAAAATTGTTTTATTAAATTATAACATGGCTACAGGTGTTAAAACGCGATCGGGGAGAATCTCTAAAAAACCAAATAGACTAGAATTATTTGAAGAGGTTGAAGACGATTATAAAGAAGATGAATACGATTCCGATGTTGATTTACTACAAACAGATGACGAGGATTTTTGTACTGATGATGAAGAAGACAATTCGGAAGACGAATACGACTCGGAGGAAGACGAAAATGGAAATCTGAAAGATTTTGTCGTTGACGACGACGATGACGACGAAGAATATTCAGATGAAGAAGAGGAGGAATATTCAGATGAGTAATAACGGGCTTAAAAAAATAATTTTAGAAAATATAAATGGAAGCAGACGTTGGAACACCAATCGAATACAATCCAGATGAATTTTCAAAACCAAATCATTTACAAAATGAAATCGATAACGAAAATGAACCGGAACGTGATGATAATTATTACATTCCGCCTCATCAACAATTATACCCACAACACCAACAAATGCACCAAGAAAAATACGATATATTCGCAAACCTTGATAAAACGGGGTATGTTATAATATTCGTAGCGTTTCTACTAGGATTCTTTATGGGTAAGACCATGCAACCAGTCATTCTTAGACCTGGATAGGTTTACCTTTAACCCACATGTATTGCGATTTTGTTTGTTGACCCTCGAATGTACCTATACTACCATACGTAGTACCAGTGAAATAAGACCTACTTACAATAAGTGGATCATCCATAATGTCAGTTGCTACATCTGATGCCGTAACAGGTTCTTCGGATTCTGATTTACTTTTTCGATCTCTATACAATCGTAAAAATAAACCAACCGAAAATAATACAATAAGAATGGTGATTATGTTCAATATAATACTCAACATACTTACATTTATATAACAAAAATAATTTACGCTTCTGGATCAATATTTTCCTTATTTTCCGACGAGACTTCCTCTTCACCACCAACTTCTTCCTCCTTTACCTGTGCATTCACAGAATTTTCAACTTGAACCCTTTTTGCTTCCATTTCCACTTCCAAGTCTTCCTTTTCTCTTCTTTCCTTTTCAGAATCAAATTTTTGCATAGCTTCGACCGAATTAAAACCACGCTTTGTCGCCTCTTTCTCCATGGCTTCGTTAGCCTCCTTTTCCCGCTGTTCTTGTCTTTGCTTCATTTCTTCAGCGACAATCTTATCAGCTTCCTTAACGAGTTCTTCCATATCCACGTCAGGTTTATCTTTTTGAAGTCTTTCCAAAACGTCCGCTGGATGACTAATCGGTGCTTCATCCGGTTTCGTATAATATTTAGAGTTTTCATCACCGCCCTTGAAATATGCATCAGAACCAGAGGGCTTCGTTGCTTGCATATCACGCTTACGTTCTTCGAACATCTTGGCAGCCTCAGCCTGGTTTTCCCTGTATCCAGTCATTAATTCCTCAAGCTTTTCGTTTGAGTAATGCGCGTCTTCAATCTTAGTCGGATCGGGTGGAATTAACAACCACTTATACATATCGACGACATAAATGTCAAATGTCGCATCTTCCTTTTGGAGACGCTTCGCGTGGTTCGCAGCCTCTTCGCGAGTATTAAACGCGCCCCTAATTTTAATACCAAATTTATCGTTTCTTTGCGGTGCTTCCGGTCCTACGACAGATAAACAGGCGTAAATCTGACCTGGTACGGTTGTATAATCTTGTTCTAAAGTTGACATATTTTATACGTTTAACTGGTTTAAAAACTTTAAGTATATTTATTACAATAATGAGTAAAAAACACGAATTTTGGAATAAACAACCCGTTCCTCAACACGAAGTTATATTTGAAAAAGACGGTGAAATAGACCATTCTAGGGAATTAAAACACGATGAAAACATACTTCCGGATGGTTATAAATGGAGTTCGTGCGATTTAACCGAATTGTGCGAGTTCCTAAAGTATAACTATATCCAAGATGATACGTTCGAATACGAATACTCGAAGGATCTTTTAGAATGGGCAATACACCCACCGTGGTACCGCGATGAATGGAACATAGCTATTCGAAAAAGCGATACAAACGAACTTGTCGCATTCATGTCAGGTATACCTCTCGATATTCGCGTAAACGATAAAACTATGCGAATGCTCCAAATAAACTTTTTATGTGTTTCTAAACAACTTAGGGACTCTAAGTTTACACCCATGCTTATAAACGAAGAAAAGAGACGTATGAATTTACAAAATATATGGCAAGCTGCTTACACGGTCACGAAGTTTTTACCGATACCCGTTTCTAAAATTACGTATTTTCATAGACTCATACGTACAGATAAACTAAATGAGTTAGGTTTTTGTGAAGTAAACAAACATTCACACCACATAGATGGTGAAACTCGTTTCCGAGAAATGCAGGAATACGATATACCGAGGGTTACAAAAATGCTAAGAAATCATTTAGATAAGTTCAAACTCTCGCTAAACATAAACGAAGAATACGTAAAACATTGGATTATGCCTAGAAAGGGTACAATTTATTCGTACATTAGCAACGAAGAAGATAAGTTCTTAACGTTTTATAGTTTGAATTACGTTATGAAACCAAATCATAAAATAATTAAACAAGCTAACGCTTTTTATAACGTAGGAAATTGTTTACAAGATGCAATAATATTGGCACGTGATTTAGGTTTCGATATGTATAACTGTTCTAACATATCCGTAGATGAAGAAGAATTGAAAAAACACGGATTTGTTGAAGGGACGGGACATAACCATTATTACCTTTGGAATTGGAAAATAAACCAAGAAATCAAACCAAAAGATATAGGGTTCGTTATGATATGACGTCCAAATCCATTCATTTCTAGAAGATCAAAATTATAGAAATGGGTGGATCTAAAAAATAAAAGTTTGTTACTCCGTAACTTACAAACAACTTTTTTTGAAAAAATTGTTGTTCGATCAAACTTCTAAAAATAGAAAATACAATTTATAAGATCCTTAAAAAAAAATAAAGTTTGTTACTCCGTAACTTACAAACAACTTTTTTTG